CCTGCGGGGCCGACTGCGGAGCCTGCTGCGGTTGCCCGCCCATTCCTGGCATCGGCGCGCCACCCGGCATCGGGGCTGCGCCACCCATCCCGGCCATCTGTTCGGCGTAGTCGGGCGGGACCTGGGAACCGACCGGCTCGTCGCCGTGCGGGAGCGCGGCGAGCGCCGGGTTCAGTTGCGCCATCTGGGTCTGACGGCCGAGCTCCTCGGCGGCGAGCTGCTCATGGAACTGGATGTGCAGGTCGACCACCTTGCGCTTGTCGGGCGGCGCATACAGGTAGCTGTCGCTCTTGCGGAAACGGTTGTGTTCGGCGATGTGCTTTGCGTGGTCATCGAACGTCTCGGGGTGCGGAGCTTCGTCCTGCATCATCCGGGCGTGCTCGCGTTGTGCGCGGGCCACGTCGGCGTCGATGACCTGGAGGATCTCGCGCTGGGGGAGCCGGAGCATCCGAGCGAAGACCACCGGGTCCTTAATGAGCCCCCGGTCCCACATGTCGCGGGCGAAGGCTTGCTGGGCGGCCTGGCTGACCGGCAGTGTCGTCTCGAGCGGCACGACGCAGCGGGTCTGGCCCTTGAGCATCTTGCCGTTCCAGTGCGCGACGCGGACCTGACCGGGCTGACCGACGCCAGGGTGGGCCTGCACGACCCGCGTCTCGATGACGCGCTCCTGGTAGAGCTTCAAGACCCATTCGCCGATCTCGGCCCAACCCTGGGACTCCTCGAACGCCATCAGGCCGAGGGGCGAGTCGTCCTTCTCTGCGAGCAGTGCGAGCGCCTGTCCCGACGCACGATCGAACGACGCCTCGCCCCGCGAGGTCGCGTGCACGAACATGACATCATCAAGCTCCGCGCTGAGCGCACCAGCTTCTCCGACCATCCATCGGGGGAGATCGGGAGGCCGCAGGTATTGCGGGGGAGCTCCGCCCAGGTCGGGCGTGTACCAGAGCACCGAACCGGGGTCGTCGGAGAGGTCTTCCTCCATGAACGAGCCCTGCGTTGCCATCAGCCGGGCGTTGCCGACCTTCTTGGCGTGCTCCGCGATGCACGACCGCATGAAGTTGTACTGCACCTGGATCGGCACCGCGTCGTTCATCAGCGTCGTGCCGACCCACGAGCCTTCAACCTGCTGTTGGCGGAAGACGAACAGGTTGAGCTTGTCCTTCGCCGGGAACGGCCAGTCCTCTTGGTGGACGGTGCGGCCGTTGACGACAACGGCGTAGCGGCCCTTCGGGCACAGCTTGTTCGGCCGTTCGTAGAGCTTCAAGACCATGCAGAGCTTGTTGACACCCTGCCCGCGGCCCATCTGTTCGAGGAGACGCTGCTGGAGCGGCGACATCATCACCGACGCGTCGGCGGACGGATCCCAGGAGAGGCCGAGCTCCCCCTTGGCGACCGAGGGGGCGAGTGCGAGCCCCTGAATCCACCAGCGGGCCTTGCGTGCGTCGCGCACGCCCGGCTCGACGCCGAACTCGTTGATCGACAGGGCCGAGACGACCGCCTCGCCGGTGCCGATGATCTTGCCCGACTCGTCGGACTGCTGGAGCGGCGTGCCGGCGGAAGCGTCCCACTCGACGCACACGGCACTGGTCCCGCCGACGAACTTCGCGAAGTTCTCTTCGTAGCGGACCGCGCGCCAGTTCTGCTCCCGTTGGGTGCCTGCCAGCACGTCTTCGGCGAGCATCGCGCCGCTCACCACGTCGTCGGCGGCGTCGGTCGGCGGCACGTCGAACTCGAGCTCGTTGCGGAGCATCCGGCCGAGGAGCGACATCAGGTTCGGTCGGATGCGGTTCGCGACGGTGCGCGCCCGGCCCTTGCCGAGCGGGCTCCATGCCTGCGGGAGCGACTGGAGCATGTTGCGACGCGAGTCCCACCACACCCACTGCTCGCCGTAGAACATCGAGAGGTTCTGCCAGTAGTCGCGGCGCTGCTTGATGAGCTCGTCGGAGCTCTCCTTCCAGCGGCGCACGACCATCTGGCCGGTCAGGTCCGCGAGCTTGCCCTCCCCCTTCGGCTTCGGCGCGAGGGGGTCGAGGCCGCCGGGGCTGTTGGTGCGCCCGGTCGACGCGGTGATGTCGGTCGCGGTCACTACATGCCTACGGGGATGATGGCCTGGCCGTCAGCGGAGCGTGTCTCTGTCTCGGCCTGGGCTCGTTCGCCCCACGTCTCTTCGAGCATCTCGCGCAGGCTCGTCGCGCGGGTGGCGTCGGCTTCGGTCTTGTCCATGAGGCCGAGGGTCCGGGCGGCGGCCGGCTCCTTGATCGACAGGACCGCCGAAACCAGACGGTTCCGGTCGGTAATCAGTGCGGAGAGGACGGCGGCCTGCTGGTCCGTCTCGCGGTGCGCGAGCTTGATCGCAGTCTCCGCGAACCGTTCGGTCATCTCCATGACGGTGCGGTGGTAGGTGTCGAGATCCTCGGCCCGGTCATCGAGCGCGCGCTCGAGCTTGGCCCACCGGGAGGTGTCGGCCGTGATCGCGACGGCGGCGAGCGCGAGCGCGAGCGACGCGATGACGGCGACGACGACGAGAGCGGTCAAGACGGGACCTCCTGGGGAGCGGGCTCTGAGATCGGGACCGATACCGCATCGAGCACGATGCGGCTTTCCACGCCGAGGGTCTTCGCGTCGGCTTCCATCGCGGCCCGCTTGGAGACATGCTCGCGGCCGTCGAGAGAGACGTAGGCGGCCTTGACCGGCTTCTGCTCCAGGTCGCGGAAGAACTGAATCTGCGCGCTGGCCTGCGCGAGCTTCTCGGAGAGGTCGACTAGCTCGTCGCGCAGCGAGTGGTTGTCATCGAGGACGCGCTCGACCCGCCAGCCGTCGACCATGTTGAACGCGTGGGCCAGGTGGCGGATCGTCCGCTCCCCGACGCAGATCCGGCCCTCGTAGTCGAGTTCACGGTCGGTGATGACGACCTTCTCGGGCCGTTCGATCGGCCCGTCCGGGCCCATCTCCACGATCATGCCGCGAGCGGCGCGCGAGAAGTAGTCGGACCCGAATGCGGCCCCGCTCGGGTAGTCGTCCACAATCGAGAGCTCGGTGGTCATCGGTACTCCTCAGATCATGCCGAGGTTCGGATGATCGACCGGCTTCCGGCCGGATCGCTCGAGCTCCCGGTCCTTGCGGCGTCGCGCCATTCTGCCCTGCACGGTATCTGGCCGTTCGGATACCGGCCGCCGGGACCTGGGCGGGCGTGACATCAGCCCGTACCGCAGCGCGTCGGGGGCGTGGTCTTCGCCGTCACTGTCGAGGTCTTCGGGGTTGGTGTCGTCATGCACGAGCATCGGCAAGGTGCGGATCAGGTTCGTACACGTCGAGAAGATCCGCAGGCCGACCTTCGGCACCGGCGGCGAGTCGGGCGTCGGACCCGGCATCTCCACCTCGCGCATGAACTCGCGCACCCGGGCCCAGCCGTCGACCCGGGCGTTCAGCGCGCGCCGGCACGGCACTCCGGCGTCGATGTACTGCTGCGCGATCGGCGCGCCGACGCCCGTCTTGGCGAACGTCGAAGGGTCGATGACCGAGTAGACGATCCGCTCGCCGGGCTGTTCGTGGCCGAGAATCCACTCACATTGCTGGCGCGGGGTCAGCTGCGTCTCGTAGCCCTCCCGGTAGACCACCGCGTCGCCGTCCTGATCGAACGCGATCCACAGGCAGCACCACGGGGCGAAGTGCCCGTAGTCGATGCAGCGGATCCGGGTCCACCACGGCGGGATCGTGAACGGTTCGACCACATGCAGGTCGCGGTTCCACTCGGTGAAGTACTGGCCTTCGATCGAGTCCCACGACCCCTCGAGGAGCGCCTCCCGTTGCGCTTTGGGGAGGTTGGCGAGGCCGGCGACGTACTGACGTTGGTTGATGTAGCGGTTGTCGGAGAGCTTGCCGGGAATGAAGATCCGGGCGCCGTACTCGCCTTCGACATCGAGCTCGTGGACGGTTCGCACCTCGGGCGGCCCGTCGTCGATGAACCGCTTTTTGACCCACTGGCCGCCGACGTAGCCGGGGTTCGTGCCCGCGATGACGTA